TTAGACTTTTAAATAAAAATGCATTAAAACTAATAAAAAAGCTAGTTTTTTATTAGCTAATTCTACTAAATCTTTAGTCATTAGAACTTTTGTACTTTTATGAGCTCCTAAATTAAGATTGCTTAACAAACTTTCAACATTTAATTCCTTTAGAAAGTTATTGACAGTATGATAGCTAAGCTTTGTTATATCTATTTCACAAATTAACTGAATATTTTTTTCCAATTCTTGTACTATGCAATCTGTTTTTATTAATAACTTATCTTTTTTTCCACTATTTTTGTAATCTACTTCTAAGTGTTTCTTACTTATAAGTTCATCTACACATAATTCTAATAATGCTCTTAAAGATGTAGCTATAACACAATCAAATTTATTAACATCCAATTTTCCTAACTGATTAATTAACCTATTTATTGTAGATGATATATTAATTTCCGTATTATACGTACTTTCTATATCCAAAATATGGTTTGATGGTATTTGTTTTGCTTTTAATGTTTCTTTTTTATCAACTACATCGATAATAAGAACTTTTGAAATACTAGGACCATTTCCATCTGAAAATTCATATTTTACACTATATTGCCCTTCTTCATTTTCATTAAGAAAAATGTTTTTAGATATTTTAGCCTTTTTTTCACCAATACTAATTATTTCTACCTTATTTTTTACATCCTTTTTTAAAAAATCTTTTGCTTCTTTAATATTATTAACTAAATTAATAGTCTCATGTTTTTTTATTTCAATATAATCTTTTTTTAAAACTATTTCAGGAGAAAAAACTTCATTTATATTTACATTAATTCTTATTACTGCATTTTTATAAGTAATTACAATATTCCAAGTTCCAATAATCTTAGTATCTAATTGCTCTACTTTTTTAAATTTAGGATCATAATATTCTATATTTAAATCGTTATCTTCAACTTCTATTATATCATTATTTTTATATATTATAATATTAAGCATACTTAAATTAAAAATGTCATTTTGTTTTATAGATAAGTTTTTAGTAGCTCTTATATTATATTCATTTGTTTTGTCTAAGCTTTGTATTTCTTTGATGACTGGTCCAAAAAAGTTACTTATACTTTCTTGAGTATTGAATATTCTAGAAATACCTTTTTTTTCTTTACTTTCTTTTTCTATAGCTTTTTCAATAGTCTTATCTAAAATACTAATGTCATTTTCAGATAAATTACTATAATCATCTGTTTTGAATAATTCTTTTATATGTTTGTTTGAAAATATTCTTTCTACATTACTAGGATCCATTCTATCAAGTATATTTTTGTTCAAATTATTACTTATACAGTTAACAATGTTTACAGTTATACTTGGTTTATTTCTAAATGTAGCATAAAACATATCTTTTTCAAATTTACCCCACTTTTTTCTTCCAACTCCATTTTGCTCTCCGCCATGAATTTTTTCAATTTCATCTATAGCTGAATCATGATCCATTATAACAGCAAAAATCTTTTTTTCAATTTCATTGCTGTAATCAATATTATTTTTTTTATATCTTTCATATAATACATCGTCAAATTTTAATAATTCAGGATTTAATATAGATTTCATTACTGCTATTCTTCTATTTCCCTCATAAGCATAATATTTTCCTCTATTACCTTGTATTTCAACTAATATGGGTAAATCGTATGGAGACAATCCATTATTTAAAATATCCTTTGCCAAATTATTCATATATGTTGTTCCTACTTTTTCAAATAAATATTTTATGGCTTCTTTTTCATCATTTACTGCTTCATGCCTAGGATTTAATTTCCATACAACTATAGAATTAATATCAATGTTTTTATATCTATAATTACTTTTTCTCATAATAATACCACCTTTGCACAATAAATTATTATTTTCTAAAAGTTTATAACATATTTCTTTTCTTATAAACATCATATTACACTCCAATTAATATGCAGATATAATGAAATTAAAATAATATGCAATATATTATTAGAAATTATTACTGATTGGTATTTACAGTAGTTTCCTTTTTATTGTATAATATTTTCAATAATTAGACAAGCTTTGCAAAAAATAAGAAAAAACCCTGGATTTTCTCCATGGGTTAAATTTAAACTCTATATAGCTAATTTCAAATTTATTTCTGTATTCTTAGCACCTTAAACAATTACTCAATATAGCTTTATTTCTTATAATAAAACTTCTAGCGCTAGATTTACTTTTTAAGTATGAAGCTTGTTTTTTCTTTTTAATATCATAACTTGTAAAATCTTATTGTTTATTATTTTTTATTCTGTAGATTATGCTTTTTTCTTTTAAGAAAAATCAACTTTATGCCTAATACTCCAATAACTACAAATGATATTAAAAGTAAATAATTTAGTATTTCATTCATAACAATGTGATATACTATAAGAAATGTAGTTGGGGTATTGCCTCTATCTAACGTTGTTGATTTCTGACTTAGTTTTTCTGTTTCACAAGTTCAGCTTACGTATTGTTAGAAGTGAACTTACTGAGGCTATAATTTTTCCTATAGTGTCTATCACATTTTCACCTCCTCTCTATAGTTATACTACACGTAATATAATACATCAATAATATTATGGTAATTCATTGAATTGTTTTTCCAAAAATAAGAAAACAAGGGACACTAAGTTAATAGCATCCCGTTAATTCTAAATTAAACTTATATAATCTTTTGATACATATCCTCCATGAGCTCCAAAATAAATTGAGAACCAGCCATTACCGCAATCTTTATAGAGTTTTACCTTACTACCTTTAGGTAATGATCCTAATTTATTCCCTTCTTTTCCTGGTCTATCTCTTACAATTAAATTACTAGATTTAGTAGCTACAACTCCAATTCGGCCATCTAAACTACCAGATGAAGTTGTTTTATTAACAGTTTGACCTTTTATAGCTGCTTTAATTTCTTGCAAAGGATAATTTATACCAGGGCAATTTGTAGAGTATGGTGCTTCTTTGTGTCCTCGCACATCAGTAATTCCATATTTATTGCATAAGTACTTGCAAAGCTCTATGATAGCATTTTTCTGTGCTAGTGGCATAGTTTCCTTCATGTAATTTCCCTCTGCTCCTATGCCTAATGTATTAAGATTATGGCCTTTACAATGTGCGCCAATAGCTCCTTCTGGTCTACCTCTATAAATCCTTCCATCTTTAGCTACAAAAAAGTGATATCCTATGCCACTCCAACCTTTGTCAACTTTATGGCATCTATCTACGTCATATACTGTACATTTGCTCCATTCTAAATGATGTAAAAGTATTTGTTTAGGTTTATTTCCCCAACTTAAAGATTTAAAATTTAAATTTGTTTCTATAATATTCATATTATCCTTTCCCTTCATGTCGTATTTTTCTAAATTATATCTATTTATTAAACTAATTAACTGTTGTTTATAATCTGGTGCTGTACAATAACCACCTGCCACTATAGCATCTATTTGTTCTTCATAATTTGTTGATTTTAAGATATCTTTATCTATATATCTTGACTTAAGTAAGAACCTTGCATGATCCTTTATACTTTCATCTAAACTATCATAAAATCTAAACTTACTTTTGACCTTAACTATTCCGGATTCAGTATATTCATTAGAATCATACAACACTATTTTTCCCTTCCAATTATCACTAGCTTTTATACCAAAATAGTTATTATACTTACATGATAATTCACTCTGCCCCCAACCAGATTCCAGTATAGCCTGACTTATTGTTACACTAGCAAAAATTCCGTATTTCTTTTGCGTTTCTATTGCTGCATCCTTTATTGTATTAATAAATTCTATTTGGTCCACTTAATCAACTCCTTTTTTAGCTTGTTTATACAATTGATTAGTTCCTATAGCACAAAATGAGCATATAATTCCTTCTAATATGCTTGTAGCACTTAGTCCATCTATTATAAGACTAAAAGCTATTCCAATTATTAAAAGAATCCATGGTATTATGTTATTTTTAATCTTAGAAGCTTTTAAAAATACTCCCAAAACATAAAGAGCAACTACTAATATAAGCAGCTGCTCTGGAATAAATTTCACAAAATTTATATTTGTTAAATCCATAAAGTTCCCTCCTATTTAACTTTTTCTTTAATATATTCTATATCAAATTTTAGAATTTCAATTGTACTATTATTTTGAGCTAGTTCTTGAATAATGCTTTGATTTTTTTCTATAGTTGCCTGGTATTGTTCTTCACGTTTATTGTTTTGCTCCTGAATTTTATCTACTAGATTTTTATAGTTGTTAGATTGATTTAAATAAAACCATGCAAATAAGGCAAGCATAGGGCTTACCTTCAAGGTTTCTATAATTATATTTTCCATATGTCCTCCTAATTGTAGTTAGTGATTATTAATTCATTATATTTGCCCCTCGCCTTCTCTTGTCTACTTACTGAATAATTAACTTTTACTTTTTTAAAATTAAACCCATCATACCATTCCCGAACTTGTGGATGGTCATTTATTGTTAAAAGAAATTTACCTCTTATATTTTTGAGCATATCTCTTAGTAATAAATGTTCTTTTTCACCAAATTTATTTCCATAGCCAGCAGTTTCCCAATATGGTGGATCACAGAAAAAGAAAGTGTGTGGTCTATCATATTTTTGAATAATCTTTTCAAAGCTTAAATTTTCTACATAAGTATTTCTCAATCTTTCTTTTAATTCACCTAAAACATTTTTATAAAAAATTTGTGGTTTAGGTTTACTGGTTGTTCCGTAACCGTAAGTACCTCCTTTCCCTGCAAAACTTTGTGTAATTAAATACAAAAACCTAACTGCTCTATTTATTTCAGTTAGGTATTCTATGCTGCAGTTTTTATATTCTTCAAAAACATCTCTTGCTGAAAACTCAAAATCTAATTGTCTTTCTATTTCTGGAGCATGATATTTTATCATTTTAAAAAGGTTTATTAGTTCTTTGTCAATGTCATTTACAACCTCGACTTTTGAAGGAGCTTTTCCAAAATAAACCCACCCTGCTCCAAAAAATACTTCAGCATAGCAAGTATGTTCTGGTATCATTTCTATTATTATTTTTCTTAATTTACTTTTTCCACCCATTCGTGTTATTGGTGATTTCATCATATGCTTATACTCCTTTTGTTTTTTATTTTCTGCTTGTGTAATAAAAAAATAACGTACAATATTTAAAATGTACGCTTGTTATTTGTTATTAAAAAAGTTTATTATTTTCTTCATATCTTCTAATTTTTCATATACAAACTCTTTTACCCATTTTTGAGTGGCTATCTCTTCATGGAATTTATTTACTATAGTATCTGAATTTAATATAATCCCATGACTTGCTATTAAATCCAAATAACCTGAACTTTTGCCACTTTGCATTGTAGCAATACCATTTATTGCTGTTGTATCTCCACCATCAATTATTACATAATCTGATACTCTTGATATTCTCGAACCTATTTCATCTGCGTCTATCGTTCCAGTTTTTATACAAGAACCGTCAATGGTTGTTTCACCTCGTTCTAAGTTCCTGAAAGTAACGTAGCCATCTAAATCAATGTTAAGAGCTCTCATTTTAATTTTTTTATCACTCATATTTATAGCACTAACCAAAGCATTTCCATTAATTTCTCCTCCATCAACTACTAGATTGATACTATCTGCATTTTGTTCTATTTTAGTATTACAATCTTTAATTTTGCCATTAACATCTTCTATTTGTCCATTTACGGTTGCTATAATACCTTTTTCTGTCTGCTCTATTTTACTATTGCACTTATCTATTTTGTTATTTACTTCTAATGTAATAGAGTTTGCAGTTTGCTCTATCTTTGTATTGGTCTTATTTATTTCTTCTACTGTTAGAGTTATTCTATCGTCTTGTTGCTCTATCTTACTATTAAATTGTTTCTTAGTATTTTCTAAACTTTCTTTTACTTCATCTATAGAATTACTTAGATTACTTAAATCTGTAGATAAATTTTCTTTAAAACTGCCAAGCTCTATTTCTAAATATTTATTTAAAATAGAATCCCACTTATACTTGATTACTTTTTGTCTTATATCTATACCCATCTTTAAGTGTTTAACAGTTACTATATCTCCCAATCCTACTTCTTCTAAGCAACTATAGTTTTTATATTCTTCTGTTTTACTAAGCTCTATAAAATCTACCTTATAATTAGTTTTAGGAATGTCTATATGTTGAATTTGATATAACTCTTGAACTTTTTCTCTAAGCATTCTTTTTACATCTGATTCTGTTATACCTTTTTCGGAATCTACTTTTATATCTCCAAAATGCATATGTCGGATTTTAGGAAACGGATATTTTTCTAAATTAGGAGAATCTATATATTTTTCTTCTAACATAATTACTGAATCATTTTCTGTTAATCCTGTTGGCATAATCCTTGTAACGACTTCACTGTTATCTAAATCTTCTTCTAGTCCTAAAAGGTTCTTCCCATAGCTTATAGTCACATCTTTATCAGTTCCAATACTATTTAATATAGAAATATTAAATTTATCTCTTAATATCTCTCCACCCCATCTGCTTAAAAAGCTATTTTCATTATCTCCTATTAAAGCTTGTATTGGATTTTTTCTAACATAGAATGCATCTGACTTCTCATTTAGATTACTGTTTCCTTTAAAATTATGAGGGTATTGTGTACTGTTTAAAATTCCTTTTATAGCAGTATCACCTTTGACACTTCCAGTTCTATAACTTTCTATAAAATTATCTATTAGATCATAAAAAATATGTTTTGCATATACGCATACAACTCCCATATTTTTAACTGGTCTGTATATACGAAATAATTGATAACCATTAGGAGTGTTAGCTTTCACAATATTATCCTTAATTAAATAATTAGATTTTTTATCGAATATAGGATATTCTAGTTCTAATCCGTAAAAACCATTAAGTTCTTCTTCTACTTCACATCTTATAGCATTGTTAAATACTGCAAGTCCGTTATGGTTAAAGTCTGTTTCCTTTGCATCATATATATTTATTATTTTTATCACCACCTAAAAAAGACAATAAAAAAAGACTTATAAAAGTCATGATCTATTGCCTTTGAATATTTAATTTTACCTTACATATTTTTCTAGTATGCATCAACTTTACTTTTAATTATTTCTTCCTTTTCTTGTTTTGTAATCCACTTAGCTGTTACGAAAATGTCTAAGTCTTTTTCTACATATAATCCCATTAAAAAATATTCTTTTATAAATTTAATCATTAATGTTCCCTCCTAATTGTGCAAGCTTAATTAATAAATTTGCGTTTAATTCTTGTTGCTTTTTAAGATGTATTTGTAAGTTTGCACTATCTTTTAACAATTTTGAGTTTATTTCTAACTGTTGTTCTTCTTCTGTTAGTTTATCATTAGTAAAATCCCCACCTTCAACTTTAAATATATCCATATTTGATATACCTTGTATTTTCACATTGATTTTATTATCTTTATAACACTCTATTTTATTTTTATATTTAACTATTTTATCAAATTGAAAATCTTTCTTTGTTAATGTATCTTTGAGCCTTTTTTTTTCTATTAATAAGTACATTCTATCACCTCTAAAAACCATATGATTTAGCATTATATACATCTGTAACTTTTGAAGCACAATTTTCAAATTTTGTACCATCACTTATAACAAGTCCTCCAACATTTTTAATCGGATTAGTGTAATTATATATTTTACAACCAAAAATAATACATAAACTTGCAAACGAGTTAATCGCAGTTATATTTTGTTTTTGTTCTGGATTAAACAAACACTCAGTTATATTGCAATGTGAAACTTCAATGTCACTAAGATCTTTCATTGTAACTTGTTGAATTATAAGATTACAATGCCTTATTCTAAAACCTTCAATCACTCCATTAATTATATTTCCAGTACAATTACGCATAGTTAATGTGCCATTGATTTCATGGTTATTTAAGTTTAAGCATCCATGAAAATTATTTATAAATTGAGCATCATTTAAATTTGATTGTAATTTTATCACAATAGGTGTTAAATTAGTTAATAAATTGCGTCTATTTGATTCAACTACTGCACTTGTTAAAGAAGCAAATGGATTATCAAAAGAACCATCTCCGGTTTTGTCATTCCCTTTAAGGGCATTTACATAAATTACGTTGTCTTCTAATGGAACTACTTTTGTTTTAGAAATAAGTTCTTCTAAATTAGTACCATCTTCTCCTTTGATATCTGCTGCTTTTAATACAACTTCTCCAGTTTTAGAGTTAACACTTTTAACTTTTCCAATCTCGGAAAAGTCAGGTTTATTTTTTACATTATCCCAATCAATACTCTCAGCTACTTCAGCAATATCAACTTTGCCATTATTGTTTTTATCATAAACAACTGCCTTCATATCTCCTGGAGCATTATCTTTGAAAGTATTCTTTATCTTATCCCATTCTTCTACCCTTGTTTTTTCTGCTTCAACCCTATTAGTTTCATTTGTTTCTCTTTTCTGTTCAGCTGTAACTCTAGTATTTTCACTATTAGCTCTTTCTATTTCTTTTTCTACTCTAAGCTTTTCATCTTCTACTCTTTTTTCTTCTGCTTCAGTTCTTAATTTTTCATTTGTAATTCTTTTAGTTTCTTTTTCTGTTCTAGCTTTTTCGTTAGCTTGTCTTTGTTGCTCATATGTTATTCTAGCTAACTCATTTTCAGCCATAGTATTATCTGCTATTTTTCTTTGATCCTCTGATTTACTCCTGGCTTTTTCATTTTCAACTCTTATTTTTTCTTGATCTATTCTATTACTTTCATATTCTTTTCTTTTATTTTCAGCTTCTATTCTAATATGTTCATCTTCATTTCTTTTATTTTCAGCTTGAACTCTTTTTTCTTCATTACTAATTCTTTCAGTTTCCTTTTCATTTCTTAGAGCTTCAGCATCACTTCTCTTCTTTTCATCTGTAATTCTATTACTTTCAGCTTCTATTCTAGTTTTCTCATTTTTAATTCTTGCCTCTTCTTCTATATGCATTCTCTGTACTATATCAAAATCTTTCATATTAAAATAATAGTCATTGCTATATATACTTTTATCTACTTTTAAATTAAATGTAGCACTAGTTATTTTTAATAAATTACTATCGAATACACTTATATCAGCTTGAATATTTCCTGGCTTTTCTAATACTTCTGGACTTAATTTGATACTTACTTTTCCTTCTCTAGCACTAACTATATCAGTCATGTAAAGTAGTACCCTCTTATCTTCTCTAATAAAATTAAGTCTTACAGTACAGTTAGATAAGTCTAATGCTAAACTATTTTGTAGTAAAGTAATGTTTAATATAGAATTATTATCAAACTGCTTTAATCCTGTAACTGTAGTTATACTTTTATTCTTAGTATCTATCTTTAAATTAAATATCTTATCTATTATAAACACCTCCAATTCGGTATAATTTCTATCTTTTGTACATCACCATTCCAGCTTATTTTATTTTCTTCTTGTAAAAACATTGGAAATTCTCCTTGCATTTTGTTATTATGATTATCTTTGTAGCACTCTTGTAGTACAGAATTTACAGTAACGTAATCTTGTACATTTAATAATTTTATAGAATACTTATTTATGTTTAACTTTATATCTCCACTACCATAAACTTTAATTACTGGTTCGGATTTATAAGTAAACTCAGGACCATATATAATGGTAGGCTTTTTTGTTTCTATAGCAGAATTATCTATATAATATTTAAATGGATCACATACAAAAATAACTATAAAATCTCCTGTTATATAATCAACATCTGTTCCATCAAACTTAACCTCTTTAACCTTAAAAAAGAAGTTGGCTAAATAGTCTAATTTTAAAATTCCAGAACCATCTAACCAATTGTTTAATAGTACTGTCTTTTCTTCTACATCAATGTCTTTTATAGTACATTCAAAAGGTAGCTCTATGTCTTTATAAGCTCCTGTATCTTCTGTTAAAGCTCCACTTCTTCCTGGTACTTCAATATGCTTAATTACTTTTTCAGCTTTAGGAATAGGAGGTCTTTTACCTATATATATTCCTAAATCCTTAGAGTACTTATTATTAAACTCAAATCCATACAAATTTAAAACCTCCTTTTATTCCTAAAACTTAATTCTTCACTCATGTATGGCGCAGTAACCCTTGCGATAGTTCTTCCATCTAGTTGTATTATTATAGGCTTTTCCATACCCATATTTTTAAAAGTATCTATTAATATATCCGATAGCTTTTCTATAGGCAGTACCGCTTCGGGTCCAGCTTCACCACCTACTTGTGGTCTACCATTCATCATGCCAAATACAGTTGGTTTTGTAAGAATACCACCTTCTGCATACCAGTCAACACCTATATGTGGTACTTTAGGTGGCATTAAAGAAAATTCTCCATCTAATTTAAAATGAGGTAATTTAATATGTGGAAATTTAATACTAAGTCTAGAAAAGAACCCTTTAATTCTTTCCACTTGTTTACCTACAAAATCTGCTGCAGCTTGAATAGGTTTTTGTATAGTATCTTTGATACCATTCCATACACTACTAGTCACAGATTTAATTGTATTCCATACCCCAGTAACTACACTTTTAACTCCATTTACTGCTCCAGTAACTACGCTTTTTATTCCATTCCATACACCGCTTATCACACCTTTTATTCCATTCCATACGGAACTAGTAACTGATTTAATAGCATTCCATACTGTTGTTATTACTGACTTAACTACATTTATAGCAGAAGTAACTACACTTTTTATGCCACTCCATACTGTAATTATTACACCTTTGATAGAATTCCAAACAGTTGTAGTAACACTTTTAATTGCATTCCAAACGGTTGTTACTATATTTTTTATTGCATTTATAACTGTTTGAATTGTAGTTTTGATAGCATTCCATACAGGAAGTACGAAATCTTTTATATTATTCCATATAAGCTCCCATATAGCTTTTATTACATTTAATCCAGTTCCTATTACAGCTTCTAATATTGACATAGCGGATAATACAATTGCTTTTATAATTTCCCATAGCATTTCAAAAGGCCATTTAATTCCTTCCCATATGGTTATAAATATATCTACTATAGCTTGCCATGTAGTTGAAAAGAAATCTTTTAAACCATTCCAAACATTTTCCGAAACCTCTTTAATACCATTCCAAAGATTAGATAACCAAGGTCCTATCTTATCCCAGTTTTTATAAATAAGATAAGCTGCTGCTGCAAAGGCTGCGACCGCTATAGTTACTATTCCTATTGGACTTGTAATAAAACCTATAGCTGCTCCAAATGCTTTTGTTGCAAATTCTGCTGCGTAAAGGCCTGCTATATATATAGTTTGAGCTGCACTAATTGCTTTAGTGGCTAGTGTAGCTACTGTAAGTTTTCCACTGTAAACGCCTATTCCAATACCTAAGACCCCTAACGCAATTGTAACTGATTTTATTGTTGTTTCATTATCTTTTAAAAAATTTTTAAATGAATTTATTTTGTTACTTGCACTCTGTATTTTACTAGGTAAATTTTGAAGTACTTCTGCTAACTTTCTAAAACCATCAACTAAAATTCCTTCTTGCATTCCACCTAACTTTATAAGCAATCCTTCAAAAGCACTTTTAACTCCAGCTATCGCTCCACCAAGGCCACCATCCATAGTATCAGCCATTTTCTGTGTTTGTCCATCACAATTACTTATAGCTTTAGTCATTTTATTAAAATCTTCATCACTAGAATTGACAACAGCAAGCATACCAGACATTGCTTCTTGTCCAAATATAGTACTTGCCATCTGAGCTTTTTGAGCTTCATTTAATTTACTAAACTTCCCTCTTAATTCTTGCATAAGTATAGCAAATGGCTTAACCTTACCCGAACTATCTGTAATTGAAATACCAAGTTTTTTCATAGCTTTAGCACTTTTACCAGTTGGATTTGCAAGTCTTGTCATAGCACTTCTTAATGTTGTTCCAGCTTGCGAACCCTTTATTCCTTTATTAGCCATAAGTCCAATAGCTACAGCAACATCTTTAAGTTTATACCCTAAAGCACCCGCAGGTCCCCCACAATACTTAAAAGTTTCCCCTAATAAACTAATATCTGTATTGGCTGATGCTGCAGTAGCACTTAAAACATCTGTAAACATTCCAGTATCTTTAGCCTTTAGTCCAAATTGTGAAAGTCCATCAGATACTATTCCAGCAGCACTTCCTAAATCTATAGCGTTTGCAGTTGCAAAGGAAAGTACTGGACCTATACCACTCATGATCTCTCCAGTTTTCCAACCAGCTCTAGCAAGGTTCTCCATTCCTTGTCCTGCTTCTGTTGCACTAAATCTAGTTTTTGCCCCAAGTTCTTCTGCTTTACCTCTAAGCATTTCAAATTGCTTACCTGTTGCACCACTAACTGCTTGAACTTTTCTCATTTGGTCGTCATATGTAGCATAAGTACTTACTATTTTCTTTTCAAATCCTGCTACTGCTGCAACAGTAAAAGCACCAGCCACTGCCTTGCCTATTTTTGAAAAAGCACTAGAGATTTTTCCTTCTGCATTTTGGGCGTGACCAGTTACACTATCTATTTCTTTGTTTGCATCCTTTCCGTTTACTGCAATTTTACCCATTAGGGCAAATAGCTCCATCTATTCACCCCCTTACTTATCTTTTATCCTTCCTAAAATTCTTTCAGCTTTTAAAATGTTTTCTTTTTCCTGGTCCTTAGTCATTTTTTTATTAGTTGTACTTTGCTTAAATTGAATTTCTTTTTTCCATTCCTCAAAATCTTTATCTATATCTTTGTGTAGCCATATTTGCCACAAATCTTCTTCTCTTTGCTCTTTAATTAAGTACAAAATAAAATCCGTTAGTTCCTCAAAATCCATATTGGATAAGAGTTCTAACGGATTACCATATCTTTTATATAAAATATCTATAAACTTATTCTCACCTATTTGAATGATGAGAATATAAGTTTGAAAAAAACTTTTAATTCTTCCTTCTTAAAGAAATCCATAATCAAAGTATTATATTCCATAAAATCTAATTGTTCTATTTCTTTTACTTTAACATCACATAAATTAGCTAGTAGTTTATTGATATCTGATTGTGCATTATCTAAATTGCACATTACTGTATCAGCAACATCAAGCATTACTTCTATACCTATAGCTTTGTAATCTTCTTCTGTTTTTTTATCCTTTCCAAAGCTTCCTTGCTTCTTTAGAAACTCTTTTATTGCATTCTTAGCTCCTGTTTTAGACATAATCTTTAACATTAAAAAAGTATCTTGTCCACCTAATTTTCTCATTTCTAATTTATTTTCCATAATATAATCCTCCTTAAAAATAGAAAAGAACCCACTATATGAGTTCTAAATTATTCTTCCTTTTTACCAGTAAGTTTTTGAATACTTATTTCTTCTCCAGTGTCAGGAGCATAAAACCTTGCTGGTATTTTTCTATTAGCAACTTGTTCTGCACTTGCATGTGCTTCAAATTCCATTTTTATAACTGCTTCATCATCATCCTTTGTTTCTACATTGAGTCCACTTATACATAAACAATTATCAAATTCAACTATAATAGGTTGTTTTGAGCCTGTTATAGTTCCTACTAAATATAAATGAGGTATATAATCACTATCTTCCAATTGAGCTTTTGATTCTATAATAGAATACCCTTCATAATTTTCATCTTTTCGTATAATACCATTTATGGATTTTCTTATATTTTCCGGTGTAATCTCCTTTACATTTACTTCTAATTTTGCACTAGCACTTTTTAAAACTTTCTGTCCTACTGCTGGTACAAATACCCCGTCTACTTCTATCTGTCTATATTCTTGTTCAAAAGTAATTTTGTTTCCATCTGCCGTAGCACCTATAGGTTTTCCACCTTCCCATGTTTTAGTTTCTTTATTGAATGTAAGATTATCATATATTGCTCCAGCATCTACCCAATAATGTTGTGGTGTTGATTTTGTATATCCTGTTCTTTGGACACTCATTTTATTCCCTCCAATCTACTTTACAATATAGTTGCAGCCATCTTCTTTTTATATGCTTATTTGTAGTAGGTATCATTCTTCTACTTCCAACTTTAAACTGTAATAGAACCTTCTCTGTTAATATACTTGATTTTAAAAAGTGTTGTCTTATATCTTCTGTAAGTTGTTCTAGCTTTAATGTATCAGCTCCACAACTATCAAATATATCTACTTCAATATAAAAACCTTCTCTTTTGTTCTCTAGCATTTCACTAGAATAAGAGAAGGTCAAATATGGATATATAACTTTTTCAGATGTATTAATTTCTAAGTAGCTTTCTTTACATACTTTTTTAAACTCTTTAGTTAGTTCTATTAAAAAAGGTATCATGTTATCACCTTATTTCTCTTAAATATCTGTTTAGTAGTTGAATTAATGCTTGTTTATTTTGCGTATAAGCTGGTCTTAAATATGGTTGTGGTTTAGAACCTCTGGTAAATATGGTTTTCCTCTCACTGTTAGTATAAACCCACCCACCTTTTCTTCCTTGTCCATTCTCTGCAAATTCTCCAGTACCAAATTCTACGTATATAGCATAATCGCAGTTAGTACCAATATAAGCTTCTAATTTATCAACTACTATCTTATGGTTAATACTTGTTTTTAAATTACTTGTATCAACTGGAGCTAATGCTTTAGCTTGACTTTGGATGACTAATGCGGCAGCTTGTAACCATCTTAACTCTGCTCTTTTTATAGCTTCTTTACACGCTCTACTATTATCTCTAAACATTATGCTCACCTATAAATTTTAAATATATTTCTAAGTGGTTATGCATTGATACTGGATCATCTACTAAGACTATATTGTATCTATTATTTTTACTATCTATAATCCAGTTCTTATTAGTTATATCTTTCCTATAATCTGTTATCAAAATGTGTGTACTTTCTTGTAAAAAAGCATTTAAGTTTGTATTCTCTCCATTAGTTCCAAATCCTTGTGCTAAATCTAAGAAACCTTGTATTTTAAACAGCTCTTCATCTTTTTCTATAAACCCACCTATGCCATTATCTATCTTAGTTATTCCCATAACTGAAAAACATGGTGCTCTCGAAGTATCCATTATGACCACCTCAATTTTTTATACTTATCCAAAAATTTTAACAGTGCTACTGGATAACCTTCTACACTTTCATCATTACCCATATCAAAGTATTCAGTTGACATTCTAGCTATTGTTTCTTTTTTAATACCTATCTTATCAGCCATTTTATTATCATACTGTAATATTTTAATAACTCCTAGCTTTATGTCAGCAGGATATAAAACTTTTGTTATAAGACAATTACATTCTTCTTCTTGTATATCTTCTTTTACCTTTATATATGTTTCAGATACTTCTAAAACTTCATATATTCCATTGTTTTGAATACTATCATCTATATCTATAGTATTACCGTTTCTAAATCCTAAGCTTTTAAAATTAGCTCCAGTTATTGTATTCCCATCATTAAAAAATAAATGTTTACTTGCTCTAACTCTAGTATCTAAAAACTTATTATTAGTTTTATTTCTTATCATAGTTTCTAAAGCTTTAAGTTTAAGCTCTAATTCAAAGTCTTGGCTATCATCTTTAATTTTTAAAAGTTTCTTAGCTTCTTCTAAATATAAAATCAATTTATCACCACCTATAAAATAAGATTAAGAAAATTAATCCTTAGTCTATACTTCTGCTACTTTTTGCTTTACAGTTAAACATGCTAAACAATCTGGTTGAACTACTTTAGCACCGAATACATATAACCCTTTCATTGCATCTGAAAAACTTTTTTCTGGTCTATATGCTTCTATTTCTGTTACTTGTCCAGCATATGAAATAGCCATATCAGTTCCCGCCATAATAGAATAATTGTTAGCTGAAAAAGGAACATTATTAGACATCATTAGTTTAAATCCACTAACTGTAGCACCCTCTACAACTCCATTTTCTAAGATTTTAAAGTCTTTAGTAAAACGAGGGTCTTTAGATAATAATCCTAAATAAAAAGGTGGTAGAATAGCAAATCTCCCTACTCTTGGTACATTCTTATTATCTAGTTCAACTCCTAAATCAACTAAAGTATCATAAGCATTTGCTACTGTTATTTCAATTGGTTTAGATGTGCTACCAATTTTTATTTTTGCATCTTTAACAAGTGCCGCTATAAACTTGTCTATAACATCTTGTACTGCATATGATGCCCTACCCATTCCTTTATCTACTAGTAATATATTTGATTGTGCCTTGTCCACATCATCCACTTTAAAGTTGAAATATTTGGCTTGATCTATAGTTAAAATAGTTTGGTTTGACTTTAATTCTTCTGGATCCTCTATAGTTCCTCCTTTATAGTCCTTAACTGTTACATCACCCATTTGATTTATCTTAACAGTATCACCATACTTCTTAATTTCTCCTTCATAATCTCTATTTACTGCATTAGCATATACTAGTTTCTTATCTAAGTTAGCAAGTAATCTTGCACTCCATATTTGTGGTATAAAATTCTTTACTGACATTTAACATCTTCCTTTCTTATTCATCAAATTTTAAGTCTTTTATTGTATCCCAATTCTTATTTATTTCATCTGCTGTCATATTTCTTAACTGATTCATAGTAAAACTTTGTGGTGGATTATCTGTTCCAGGTAATTTATTTACTATTATCTTAGGATCTTGTTTCCCTGGCTCTTTCTTATCTTCTACTGGGAAGAATGTAGCATTATTCTCTTTTAATTCCTTAGCTTTATTTTCCCAATCTTTTTCTAAGTCTAACTTATCAATATCACCTAGTTTATAAAGCATATAATCTACGTCTGTACAACCTAAATCTTTTAACTTACTCTTAATAGTAAATTCCTTCTGTTCTTTTGCTCTAGCCGCTTCTGATTCTGCTGCTTTATTTTTGTAATTCTCAATTTCCGTTTGCAATTCTTCAATATCTTTATGATTTTTCTTTAAATCATCTAAAGTTTTATTTGCAGTTTTAAGGTCATTTGAAACCTCATTATACTTTTCTTTTGGTACTGCATTTTTAGGAAATTCAGTATTAATTGACTTCATTAATCCATCAATATCTAACTTTCCATCTTTAATTGTTGCGCTTTCTAATAATTTTTTTAACCATTCCATTTTCATTACCTCCAATAGCATATTTATACTGGTTGCTCCCAGTTAGGAGTACCGTTGTTCTTTATGCTCTGCAACACTTAAAAAAGAGCAAAATAAAAAGTACCTACTATTTAACTTAGTAAGTACTTTTATATTAACTTTATATATTTGACAATATCTTTTAACTTTTCGCCTTGTATTATCCAGTTATCAGCCATATCCATAAATGAATTAAATTCATTTTCATCTTCATCATTACCGGCTTCACCTGTGTAATATTTATCATTAAGCAAACATATTACATACTCTTTATCTTTATAATAAAAAGTAATATCATCAGTTTCACTTTGATATTGTAAATCTTTAAGATTCATAGTATCACTCCTTCAATATATCCCTATGCTGTCTTCTTTCCTTTTTAGTCAGTTCTTTAACTTCTCTTGAAATCATTTTTCCTTCTTTATCCCACTTATAAATGTGGCTATGTTCTCCATGCTTACCGTAAGGATGCTGTTTAGGTCTATTATGATGTCCCGAATGAATTTGTTTAACCATCATTCCATCTTTATCATATAAAGTCCTATCAACTTGATTAAAGCCATTTTTACTAACTTTATCACTCTCTATTACTGAATAAGGTTTATGTTTTCTTGGAGGACTATAATGTTCTCCCTTATGATCCTCTGTTATTTTTATTATACCATCTTTGGTGTACCAGTATCCACCTTTATAAACATCATTTCCAAATCTTTTACTGTACCATTCATTATAATTCTCATATTCTATAATATCTCCAGTAGTATTATCTCTCCTTAAATTCGACGCTATATCTTCAACTATAGATATAGTGTCACATCTACAATGAATATCTTCACTTGCTACACCAAACAATCTAGGTTGCAAGGCTTTATATCCTCTTATTTCAAATTCTTCATCTATACCTATAGTTACACCATCTAATGCTCTATGTGTATCTCTTGTTTTATGATCTAATGTTGAAATCCATCTTTTCTTTAATCCTATTCCTAATTTACTTGCTTCTTGATAACTATCTTCTCTTGCTAAACTTCTAAGTCTGTTTCCTTCTGTTATCGCTATCCTTAAAGCTTGTTTATAATCAGCTACCCCTATATTGCTTATATCAACGGCTATATTTCTATACCCAGAACCATTTATAAGACCTCTTGTTAAAGCTCCTTTAGTTTTAAGCTTAAGATTATGTAAATGCTTATCATATAATCTTTCACTTAACCTTAATCCATCTATAGGCATCTGAATAGCTTTTTCTACTGTTTTAGTATCAATCATTGTAAAATCTAATGTTAATCCATTCTCTACTTCTAATTGATAGAATAAACCATTATATGTTTTAGAATAAGCTTCTTTAGCATGATTGCTTATCAACGTTTCATTATTTTTATAAGTATTATCTAATACATTATTTATTTGATTGAGCAATGACTTTAACCTATCTACTTTTAACCATTCTTGAAAACTTAAATCTCCATATCTATTTAAATAAGAGTTTAAAAGCTTTTTCATTTCTATAAGTGACGATTTATAATTAGCAAGCAATAACTTATTTGTATCCTTTTCTCCTTCTTCAAGAAGCTTTAATATCTCTAAATAATATTTACTAAGCTTCTCCATTGTCTTGATCCTCATTTATTTCTTTTTCTGTTATTGCATCTAAATTAATAGGTGCATAAGGTTGCATGTCTATTTTTTCTTTAACTTCTTCATAATCGAGTTCAAGAATATCACATAGTAATTTTAATACTGTATCATCATCAAGTCTTGTTGCAGCAGTAAGAACATTATTTATTAATTGTCCTTGTTTCTCTGCTTCTATTTTTTCATTATTAGCAATATCATTTTCATTAACCATAGTTTCTCTTACTATGTTAATATCAATATCCATATAGTTATAAGCTTTATTAAACCTCTTGTTAATGTTTTCTACTATAACTTTTAATAACTGTCTTATAAGCTTTCTAAGTCTTATTTCTGCCTTATTACATTTTAAATCCAATAAAGCATATCTAGATTTAATAACTACATTAGTAACATTTCCATCTCCTATTTGGCTACTATCAAACCCCATACCAAACTTATAGATACTATCTTTATCTAACTCTAGTTTAACCATTCTAGCTTCATATGGAATATCTATAGTCTTAACATCTAATCCACCAGTTTCATCTACTCCTATAGTTTTTTTAGTTTTAAGGTTTAACGTTAACTCATCTAAATTATCCCCTGGATAACCTCTAACTACATATATTGCTTCTTGAAAGTCTTGTAAGTTATTAGATAAACTACAAGCCATAAGGTCATAATCATCTATAAGTGCTTTAATAGGTTCTAAGTCTGTCTTTTCATATTTATTATTCTGCAACTTAAAAAATGGTATATAGCCAAAACTTCCACCATTATAATAAGCCTTTTCATCTTCAAGAGTTATATGTGGTCTTGGATTTGGTTTTACACCATCTAATTTAAATTCTTTACTATCTTTGTCCTGGATATAATAAGTTACATCTTTATCTGTCCATACTTCCGCCTTAGTAATTGTTACTTCCTTATCCTGGTCTTGTACTTTAGTATCATAATATCTTACTATAGAAGTGAGCTTGTAGTTGTTTAGTTCATCATATATAGGAATAACACTCAAACTATCAGCTATCTGGAAGTTTATTTTATTACTAGAATCTACATAAGCATAAACATATTCAAGTCCTTTATTAGATGCTCCTTCAGTAGCATTTTGTAGCACCTCTTGAAAGTCCTCATTTATGTATTCCTTTAACTTTTCTTGTAGCTCTTGGTCCTCTGTTACAACTTCTATAGGATTAGATAATAAATACTGCACCTTTTGATCCACAAGTTCAGTATGAAATAAATGAGGTATTTTTATATTGCTCCTATACTTATCTTCTCTCAAAATACCATTGTTGTCATAATAAAACAACCTGTAATTAAGTATTTCATGTTGTCCTTTATAGTATTCTAGTCCTTCTCTAGCTTTTGCTTTACTTTGTGATACTCTATCTCTATCTATTAATTTTTTTAGTTCTGAACCATTCACAACTATCACCTCCTAAACTAGCCATTTCTTAGCTTTCATTTCATCTTCTAATGAATATCTAATAGAATCTATACTATGGTTATTCTTGTCTGGAAACTCTGCTTTAAAATTGCCTTCTTTATCTTTTTCTAACTCATAACCTAAAAACTCTCTAGCAGTATTAGGACATCTTTCTTTATCAATAATTATTTCCTCTAAATCTTGTAAAAACTTAATACCGTGTTCCACACTATCTGGACCTTTCTTTGCTCCAATAATCCTTAATCCTAACTTTTTAAATTCTGCTATTGTTCTAGGTTCAGCACTATCTGCTATAATTCTTTTATTACTTTTGTTTTCTTGTTTTATAGTTTCAACTGCTGAACTATTACTCATTCCAGCCTTATGAATTTCATAGAATATATATAATCTTCTTCTAGTTTTATCATAATGATTTACTGTATAGTGTAATGGGTCACTAGCATAACCAAAGTCTAAACCTCTATGTACTCTATCAAAGCTTGCTATTTCTTCATCAGTTATTTTTCGTATAGTTACATTAGTAAATACCTCTCCACCAGTTCCAGTAACTGCTCCTAAATAATCATGTTCATATTTAAGATGATTTACTTTCTTAAGATGTTCAGCTTCTAATATAAACTGTTCCCCTAGCCATTCTCTAGGCACACCTAAATAACTGCTATGATGAACTAACTTGTCTTTTCTTGTTTCTAATACCTCCATATTAGCCCAATTTCTTTGACTTTCTGGAGGATTGAAAGAATAAAATACACAGAACTTTGGACCACCTCTCATAAGAGATTGGTTAATATTTCTTATCTTATCGTAACCTTCAAATTCATCTACTTCTTCATACCAAATATATTTAATGTACCCCTTAGCAACTTTAATAGATTTCATTTTAAGAGGATTGTCAGCACCTTTAAATAATACAACTTGACCTGTTGGTTTAAAAGTAAGTTTTAATGGTGAATAATTTACTTCCCATTCACTCTCACATTTAAGTCTCTCTATTGCCCATAACATCTGTTCAAATACAGACCCTCTTAAAGTATCTTTTACCCTTCTAAAAATTACTGCATTAGTAACTTTGCCTTGCTTTGAATCCTTCATCATATTAAATATAATTTCAATAGAAATAAAAGAGGACTTTGTACTACCACGACCGCCCTTTAGCCAATGATGAGTATAAAGTCCTTTTTTAATATCTTTATGAACCTGATAAAAACTAGGTGCTATTATTGATTTTAATTTTACTCTTTGTTTATTCATCTATATCATCTACTATCTCTATCCCTACATTCCCTTCAACTTCAACTTTTTCTGTAAATAATCTATATCTCTTTCCTAAGAGTTCTGCGGCTTTATTTCTATCTTTTATATTAGGTCCTATATTAATGACTTTAGTTACAGTTCTATAGCCTTTTTTCTTACCATCTTCTCCTATTACTGGCTCTTGCTCTTGAACTGCTAAAGGTTCATTTTCTTCACCTCTAACAACTCTAGTAAGATATTGAAGCACTTCTTCTGCTTTTGCTATGCGTTTGTCTTCTAATTGCGTCATTCTTTCTTGTATATAGTTTTTAATGTCAACTTTTGTTAAGTTCATACTTCCTATTTGCCTTGCTGTCTTCTTATTATATCCAGCTTTTATTGCTGCTTCTGTGGCATTGCCTAACTGTATATAATAGTCAGCAAATGCCTTCTGTTTTGGTGTTAGCTTCACAATGCCACCTCCTTTTAATCATATTTTAAAAATTAGTAATAAATTAAAACTAACCTAGTTTAATTCAGAATATATTAATTTAAATATTTTCCAAAAAATGTTATAATGAAATTGCGTTGGAATTATCTTTGAAAGGAGGTCTTAACGTGTTAGTTTCTTTTATTTTTCATAAATATGCTAATATGTTTAAAAAAGCTAATCCTATGAAAAATACTAAACAAAGAAGCTACCGTAAAAGTAATCGTAAAGGCAAAATAATAAGTAAAAAAATTAGGACTAATATAAAAGGGTATATTAATCCTATAATAACTAGCCTGATAAGTACTTTTATAACTAAGTTAGTATTTTCAACGGATAGAATTATTAAATCTACCGACGTATATTTTTTAATCTTATCAGCAATGATATTGTTCACTTATTATTATTTGCATAAACACTAGATTAAACTAGGAACTTTTATTCCAACGTAAAGATCCTATATCTCAATATAAAAGCTTGATGTTTTTCATCAAGCTTTTATTTTTAATATTCTCTATATTATTATATTAAATTCACACAAAAAAGACACCCGTTTCCGAGTGCCCGAACTAAGATTTACAGTATCCCTGCTGTGTTATATTTTTCTATGATACTATCATAACATATCTAATTGATAAGATGTTGTCGTAAAAGCGACTATAAACCGACACTTTAGCGACACAATAATGGTATCATTTTATTTATTGCTCTAATTTTAGCTTGTCTACAAGTTGAAGTACCCGCACTTAATTTATATGCTATTCCCTTCCATGAAAGTGTTGGTGATATTAAATACTTTAACTCTATAACTTTCTTTTCAAACTCACTAAGAACTTGTATTGCATTATCTATTTTTGCTATGTTTATTTCATTAAACCTTTTCCTATGTTCATACTCTTTTATTTTATCTGGTTTATTTACAATTCTATCTTCTAATTCTTTATTTATTTTAAATGTTTGTCCTGTTTTTTCATTGAACCCCATAGCTTTAACATCATAGTCGTTTTTTAATTCTTCAATCTCTAACTCTAAATTCTTCACATCATTAACCCATAATATATATGAATCTAGCATTATCTGTACTTTCATATAGTCTGTCATTTAATCACCTGCTCAATCTATTTTTATTTTACAACTCTGGATTTTCGTATATATTTCCTATGACCTCTAATTTAGCTTCTAAACTAACAAGCCATAACAACGGTGTTATTGATTCATCATCTTTTGCTTCTTTTAATCCAAAAGTATAGTAATCAAATGATACTATTTCTATCGTTACCTTTTTGCGATCTAATTTTTCTTTGCTACAATCTGTATAATATTTTATTGTTACTTTTACTATATCTCCTTCATAAATTTCTTTACCTTTTATATCTTTAAGACCTGTGTATTGTCCTACAGATTTTTCATCCACTATATATTCTCCATATGGTGTACTCAAATATACTGAATTAGTCCCATCTGTATATTCTGTTTTTCCAACTCCAAAACCATCAGTTACCCACTGTGTGCCAATTAATTCTTCTATAACATAACCTCTGAACTTAATCTCTCTCATTTAAATCTTTTCCTTTCCATGTATAGAACTCCGCCTAAATCTTGAATTCTATATTCATTTCTAAATCTTTTAGTAAGTTTAATTTTTTCTTTAAAATTCTTGTATGGTATGGCTATAACTTTTATTACTGGACCACTACTCATGATTTCACCTCTCAATTATCTGGGCATCAGTTTTTCTAACTATCCCAGCTTTGGTTATATAGTCTTTTCCTGGCCAGCTTAACTGCTCTACCTTATATGTCTTTCCTATCTTATTGCTATACCAAAAATGTTTATTATCACAATTCATGATTATAATTTTCATGAGTTTTACCTCCTATTTCTCTATTCTTAATATAGTTACAGCAGCAGCAACAATAAGTATTGCTGCCACTATAATTACTGAATCCTCCAATTTAAGCCCCCACTTCTAGTATTTTAATAACTTGCCTCCTACCTATAGCCGTAGCTGCTCCAACGTCTCCTCTCTTGAATGAAATATTTAATATCTCATTACCTAGTCCGTACTCTCTTGTGATCGTTCCCTCTATAATTTCTGATTTACTTCTATATGCTTGAACTTTATCTCCAACTTTAACGCTCTTTTGCATTTGTTTTATATCAAATATTTTTAATTCTTTGTTCTGCTCATGTATAACCTCATTTTCTGAATATATAGCTTGTACATTGTTAAACTCTAATATCCATCCTAGAGAATTTATGCTGATAACTTTTCCAGGTACTTCTACTATTATATTTTCATCACCTTTACGTCTAATTTCCTTTATGTCCTCATACTTCTCTTTAATAGTCTTTAATCTATCTTCTTGTAGCTCATTTATTTTTAATTCGTGTTTATAATAAAGCACCTGGTCCATAGGTAACACATTGATTCTTTTATCAAACTTAAACTCTTCAATACCTTGCTTATTTACATATATAGTTTTGAATCCTCCTGGAGCAATAAGCTCTATTCCGTAACTTCCACCACAATATTTAATGATTCTTGATAAGTTATCCATATACTTATACTTTTCTAAAACTGTACTTAAATCTATACTTTCTGTAACTTTTTCATGTGTTTCCATAACATTTTTAGGCTTTTCTGTTATTTTCTTGGCAGCTTTCGTTACTTGTATATCAAAGATACTTATTTGACCTTCAGCAATATATTTGTTCAT